TCGATGTCATCTACTTTAAACGCAAAGTACGAACCTTGGTCGACTGTCAATTGAATTTGATCGTCTGCAAGTGTTTCTGTGTTTACTGTTTGACCTCTAGCGTAGTCATTCACTGTAATTGTCGGCTCTTTGATTATGTTTACTGTATCGCCAAAATTTTCAATTTCTCCAGCGTAATCAGTGTTTGTTATATCTTCAACAACTGATGCACGTCTGAAAAATTTTTGAACCTTCTGACTATAAATTGCTGGAGCCCAATTACCTGACGGTAAATTTTGGTAGCCAGCTGCTTTTCCCATTGTTGCCATAATGTTTGCCTATTGTTTATAGTTATTGTTAAGGTTGTATTCTTCCTTCTCTCATGGCTTCATCGATTTGTGCTTCGTTCTTTTCAAACTCTCTTCTATTCATCTTACTAATTTCAGCATTAGACCAAATTTTCTTTGTGGGAATATCTGCATCTGTTGCTTTTTTAGTTTTAGAAATTGCTTTAGCGGCTTCTTTTTTAAGATCTTTACTTTCCTGTTTACTTAAACTACTAATGCCCTTGTCCATTTTATATAGATCAATTGCTCTAGCAGCTAATGTAGAGTTAGTTGTATTTTCATATAACCAACCTTGAATTGTAGGATCTTGTTTTCCAGCCCATTCGTGAAAGTCTTCTTCTTTTCGTAAGTCGACAAAATCAGGATGAACCTTTAAAAGTTCTACTTCTGCTTTTTCTTTTGCAATTTGTTCCTGTTGAACTTGAAGATTTTGGTATTTATCCTCCATCTCTTTTGCTCTAGTATCAGCCTTTGTCATAGCAATGGTTTCAACCATTTCGTAAACATCGGGATACTCCTTTCTCCAAGCATCTAATTCTTCCTTGGATTTAGGTGGTACAAATTGTTTTGTAGATGATTCTAATTGAGTTCTCAAAGTTCTAACTGCATCTTTGTGCTTTGAAAGAGTAGAATCATAGTGTCTTTTTAAATCGTCATAACGTTTCTTAAAGACCCTATCTTCTGCATTCTCAGGGCGTTCAGTTGAAGGAGTAGCTTTTTCATCGTAGCTTGCAATTTCTTCAGATGTTTTAGTGTCCTTTTGAACGGTTGCTGTTTCTGCTTTTTCTTGATGAAACTTATTTAATTCACCTTTAGCAAATGCTTCTACCTCAGGATCATTTTCTTCATCCCTTTTCTTTTGGTACATTGCCTTGCCTTCAGGCTTCTTAAATAGTTTCGGTTTAGGTTCCTTTACTTCAGGTGAAGTATTAGATTCCTGCTTATCGTTTTCCATTATTTTTTTCCTCTTAGGTTGAGTGCCTTATGGATAAGGGTAGCTCTAAACTTGTTCCATATTTTGTGGGCTAGTCATTAAACCTGCAGTTTCTGTAGGTTGACTAGGTGGCACAGTTNCTTGTTGTGTTTCCATCGGTTCGGTACCACTAAGCACTTCAGTCATAAAATTATTTACAGCTTCTTGCTCATTGTTACCTCCGTATTTTCTCATTGCAAAATTACTTGCAACGGAAAGCGGTATTATAATGTTAGGTTCATTACTACCATAAGCATCCATTACTGGTTTAAACTCAGGTATAATTTTTTCTAACGCTTTTCTAACTGATGGGGATAAGATAGATTGTATTACTGTCTGATCCTCATCAGTTAATTTTTTTGCTCTTTCTGCAAACTCTAATTCCATAGGAGTTGCTTCAGGANATTCTGNATTAACAGGTTCTTTAGCAGGCATAGGNTTAGNTTCAGGCTTAGCTGCTGGAATAGCACTTAAGTCTGGTGCATTTGGTACATTTGGTTTTTGATTTACTGCACCTGTTGTAGATACTTTACCTTGCATATTATCTATTGCCATTTTCTATTTCCTGTTTTTGTTTTTTAAATTGTTCATCATCTGAAATCCATTCTAAATCTTTATAATTATTTGTTAAGTCCATTAAAAATGTTTTTACATTGCTTTCAACTAATTTCATATTATGATACTTTGTATATCTTTTATGTAGTGAAACACTACCTGTCATAGAATAAATTAATTCCATGTTATATTTTCTTGCTAAATTAAATATTTCTGCAATACAAATGTTTAAACCTTTGTGTATACTTTTTATACTTGCTGTTTTATCTGCAACAATCCATTCCATTACAGAAAAATTAGAATCGATACATCTATATAAACCTCCAGCACATATTGGAATATTATTTTCTTCTACTATTATTCCATCAGGTGGTAAACATTTTTTAGGTACTATACCAAACTCATGCTGAGTCCACCATTTAACTAAAGTGTCATAATCTTTTTCAAGATTCCACAATCTAAATTGCATTTAATATATTTTTATTTTGTTCTTGTAATTCTATTGAGTGATTTTTCCAGTTATTAAAATATTCATCACCTTGTGTTTGTAATTCTTTTTTTTCATCAACTTCAAAATAATCTGTAAATAATATATTATTAATTAAAATTCTTCTGTTATCAGTTCCAAGTGTATATACAATATGTTCTTTATTACCTAAAGATTTTGCTAATTTACTTTCTTCAACTCTAAGCCATTTATTATCTTCATTTACCATATGACTTCCTGAAACTTTTACACCTTTGTAATCATATAAATTTGTAATTAAAAACTTAGCATGTGCAAAAACTCTTCCACCAATTGATATATTGTCATTTAAATTAATATCTATAATATTTTTTGTTGTGCCATCTAACATTGTAACTTTTGTATTAGGTAAAAAACATCCAAATACGCTTCCAATAACTCCACCAGCAATTGCACCCGCTGGACCACCAACTGCAAAACCTATTGCAGATCCTGCTCCTGCTGCTGTATTTTGTTTTTTACTTCCACCTAACATATTTGATACTTGGTATCCTGCCATTCCTGCTGCACCAGCTCCACCAACACCAGAAGACATAAATGTACCACTACCATAAGTACCACCTTGTAATCCAGTTATAGGTGGTGTGCCTATTGATCCCATTGTTCCAATACCTTTATAAGCTCTATATGCTTGTAATCCTAAATCACCTGCTTTTAAAATTGTATTCATTTTATTAGCTTTTTCTTGCATTGCTAATTGTTGTCTAATTAAACCCTCATCAAATGCAGGTCCACCTGTTCCTATTGGGGTCATTTGTGCAATTCTTGCAGCTTTTTCTAAAGGTGTTTCATTTACTCCTGTTTGAGCAGCCGTAGCTGTCATATCAGTTATTTTACCTACACCAATTTGTGCATCTTTAGGATCTTTTTCTTTAATAGTTCCTGTTGCAGCATCAAAACTTAATTGTCCTGGTGCTTCTCGTTGTAATATAGTTTCTGTTTGCTGTCCTAAATCTGTTGTTTGTCCAGCACCTGTAGCTAATGAAGTCTGTTCACTGCCTTCATATGCTTCAAAAGCATTTGTGTTTATTATTGGTTTTTGTGCAGATTGTGCTTCTCTATACTCATAAACATCTGTTGCTGCATTTTTAACTAATTTTAATACCATTATCTTTATTCCGTCTGTTCGCCTCTTCTAGGTTGAGTATTTGCCGCACTAAAGCCAGTTTCCCCTGGCATCGGTACATTGCCTGTTCCGATGTTGCCACCTCCAGCTCCTGTTGGATCTGTTGGCGAAGCTCCTGAAGGTACTGGACCAGTCGGTCCCATTTGACTTTGTCCTCCAGCAGCGGTTGTATTGTTTTGATTTCCATTTGCCATCCCCATTATTTGTGCATAGATCGCAGCTTTTTCTGGATCATTAATTAATTGATCTGGATCGATATCTAAAGATTTAGCTATTTCAGTTAAACATGTATGCCATCTAACAAACGGTGCAAGTGCAGGATTAGATGCAGTTTGCATGAATGTCATTAATCTTTGAGATCTAACTTCTTTTTGCATTAAAGAAGAAGTACCTTGTGCTTTGATTTCTAGATCACCTTTGATATGCGGAGCATCATCATTAAATTGCATGTTCCAATAAAATAAAGATTCTCCTAGGGGCTTTAATAAATAGTCATCAATATTTTTAATAACTGTTTTTATACTTAATGCAGCAGCACCCATTAACATGGACATACCCGCTGCAGTTCTTGTTGTAGATTGTACACCTGTTGCTCCATGTGAATAAGATGGAATACCAGTTGCTTCATCTGCAATCTGTCTAAACTTGTCAAACATTTGTAAATTTTCATAAGCTGTATTTGGAAATTTAACTCCATGTATAGCTTGTCCTGTTTGACCACTTTGTCTTCTAAATATTTTACCAGGAAATACTTTCATATCTTGACCAGGTACTAGCATTGTTTCATCAACATCAAATACTAAGTTACCTGCTAATGCTAAGTTATCAATAGCCATTCTTGCATGACCATTCATAACCATTTGTGAATCTTCCATATTTTCTGGAATACCTACTCCAAAAAATTGATAAGGATTTAATTCATATGGACATACTAGGTATGGTATACGATTTGGTGTAAATGGATTTTCTACCATTCTTAAAACTTTATTACCACAAACCCATACATTAACAGAAATTACATCTCCTGTTCCTTCGTATTCTAAACCACATTCATCTGCAGTTTCTTTATCTATAATACCCCAATATTCTAAAACTTCAAATCTATTTTTATATATACTTGTAATGTTTTCTCTATCATACAAAGAAGATTCAAATCCTCTTGTTTGATAATTAGGTCCCATCTCTAAACATTCTTGAACAGCTTCTGCATTAAACATTGGCTTATCTATTAAATCTTGAAACTGTTGTTTATTGTAAGAATGTCTTTGAATAACATAATCACAATCATTTATATTTGTTGCATTTGGATCAGGATAAAAATCCCAACAAGATACAGCTTCTATACTAGGGACTGTTTTAACTTTTTTAACTCTAATATTTATTTTATTACCTTCATCATCTTCAGCTGAATCAAATGAATTGTATTCTTTTAAATCTGTAAATGGACCTTTTAATATTCCTGTACCAAGTAATGCCATTTCAAAAAATACATGACGCATAATTGTAA